TAAAGAATTAGATTTAAAGCCAAGTCCATCTCTCGACAAGCTTCGCAAAGCCACTATCCACTGGATTATGGAGCCACTAAGTAAAAATACTTATGGCGATAAATATTTGAGCAAAAATTTTTGGACCGATACCTCAGATCGGTTGATGTATGAGGGTAAAGCACCTCAACTAAATGAGACCAAGAGAGCAAGAGCAATAGCATTTTTTGAACACAGCAATGTCAATCTCCCCCAATATTCTTGAGCCAGTAATAGGACCATCCTTTGAACAAATCCTAACTGAACTTGAAACAATATTTCCACCTACGAACCCAAGCCCAAATGAAACAATGGAATCAATTATGTATAAAGCTGGTCAAAGATCAGTTGTTGACTGGATAAAAATTCGTATCAGTGAGGATAATTAAATGTCTACATTTGATTTTTCTAAATACGGTATATCTCCTAGATGGGATAAAACTACTGCAACTGGTCAAAAACTAAATAGAAGTGATAATTTAGAACTCCTCTATCAAAATGTTGTAGGAAGACATCCCGACGATAAGGGTAAGGCATATTGGGATAAACAAGTACAAACAAAAGGCGACTCAGCTTATCAAGATCTAGTAAACTCTTTACAAGCTAGTACTGAATTTCAAAATAGAGAAAAAGCAATAAAGGCTAATCCAAATATTACAGAAAAAGAGTTAGACATGTTGCCAAGTGCATATGTCAGTCCAATGAGTCCTTTTAGTGGTGGTTCTTGGGCTGGTTACAAACCCGGCGACAAGATAACTACTGAAATGGCTAACCAGATGTCAGGTAATAGCGGTACTACTGAAAAATATACCGATTCATTTAAGTCTATGGCTGACGCCTATAAAAATTTTGGCACTACTGAAACTAAAACGGTAGATGGTGGTACTCAAAACACAACTGCTACAACATCAACAAATTCAGGCGGTTTAACTATGGATGATCTAAATAGTTGGTGGGGTGGTCTTGATAAACCTTGGTTAAAGCAACAAGAAAGTCAGACTAATAAATTTGATCAATTTATGGAGTTTATGAAAGCTATGCAAGGTATGGGTGGGATGTTTGGTCAAACTAGTTATCCCAATATGGGCTATGGAGGTTACGCACCGGGAGGGGTTGCCGCCGCTAATCCATATAAAAACATGATGAGTTTTATGAACGCTTTTAAAAGTAGCAATCAGGCAAATACAGAAAAAACAACGTCAAATTTATTAAATCAAAGCTAAACAATGACAGCAAAAACTAGGTATGATTATTTGTCAGGCGACCGTACCCAGTTTCTAGACGAGGCAGAACAAAGCGCAGAATTAACACTTCCATATTTAATTACAAAAGACCAATACCAGAAAGGTATGCGTCATTTACCAACACCTTACCAAGCAGTTGGAGCCAAGCTGTGTACCACACTTGCAAGTAAATTAATGCTTGCAATGATACCAGTGCAAACCAGCTTCTTTAAGTTACAGGTAGATGAAAGTCAACTAGGAGAGGATTTTGGTCCACAAGTTAAATCAGAAATAGACTTATCATTTGCAAAGATAGAACGCACAATTACAGAAGCTATATCAGCATCTAATGATCGTGTTGTTATACATGAAGCATTACTCCACTTAATCGTGGCTGGTAATGTTTTACTTTTCATGGGTAAGGATGGTCTGAAGTTATATCCGCTTAATCGTTTCGTTGTAGAAAAAGATGGCAACGGCAATGTGATAGAAATAATCACGAAAGAAACAATTGCTAAAAAATTAATAGAAGATCAACTACCTCCAGAAATACTTAATCAGTATGATTCTGTGGTAGATAATTCAACATCAGAGACTGAAGAATGTGATATCTATACTTACATAAAAAGAGATAATAATAGGTTTACTTGGCATCAAGAAGTACACGGAAAGATACTAGAAAAATCTTATGGTAAAGCTCCTGTAGATGTATCGCCTTGGCTCCCTCTTACTTGGAATACGGTAGAAGGGGAAGGCTATGGGCGTGGACGTATCGGACAATTCATTGGCGACCTTAAATCATTGGAAGGTTTGTCACAAGCATTAGTCGAAGGAAGTGCAGCCGCTGCGAAAGTCGTATTTACTTTATCGCCTAGCTCTACAACGAAACCAAGCACACTAAGTAATGCACCAAATGGGGCAATCATTAGTTCACGTCCTGATGACGTTGGAGTAATTACAGTAGGTAAGACAGCAGATTTCAAAACAGCGTTTGAAATGACGCAGGTTTTAGAGCGACGTCTTAATGAAGCCTTTTTAGTAGATCAAGTTCGTGACTCAGCTCGCACTACAGCCGAGGAAGTCAGAATGACTCAAGCTTCATTAGAAAAGCAGCTTGCAGGAATATTCCAACTACTTACAACATCATTCCTACTACCTTATCTCAATAGATATTTAAACCAATTTCAAAAACAAGGCAAAATTCCAAGACTACCTAAAAATATTGTAAAACCAACTTTAGTGGCTGGTATCAATGCTTTGGGTAGGAATCAAGATGCTGAAAGTTTAGGACAATTCCTAACAATTGTGTCTCAAACAATGGGACCAGAGGCTGTCCAGAAATTTATTAATCCAGAGGAAGTAGTTAAACGTCTAGCCGCTGCCCAAGGTATTGACACCTTAAATCTTGTGAAATCTATGCAAGATATCCAACAAGAACAACAACAGATGCAGCAACAAGCTATGCAGATGGAGCAATTAAAACAGCAACCTCAAATGATGAGTACACCAATCATGGACCCATCTAAAAATGAGGCTTTAGCTGCTGAGATAGCACCACCTACAGATGCACCAACAACACCACCTAATGAACAAGCATGACCGAAGAGCAAACTTATACAAATTATTCTCAAGTCGAACAACAGACAACAGAAGAAAACCTAACTGAAGAGGAACAAGATTCCTTGCAAGTAGGGGAACAGATGCAAGAGGCTGAAGATCAACTGTTAGCAGGAAAATATAAAAACGCCGAAGAATTAGAAAAAGCTCATATTGAACTGCAAAAAAAATTGGGCGAAAAATCTTCTGAGGATGTTGAGGTAGAAGAATCTGAAACTGAACAAGAAGAAGAGAAAAACGAATCTGAACCATCAGAAAATTTACTAGATCAACTGTGGGATGAACGTGAAGAACTAAGTAAAGAGACTTTTGAAAAGCTTCAGAAAATGGACCCTATAGAAGTAGCTAAAATGGCTATGCAACAACGGTCACAGTTTCAACAAGGAGCATCAAAAGAATTTAGTGATAGCGATATAAACCAAATACAAAACCTTGTAGGCGGTGAAGATAATTACACAAACCTAGTGGATTGGGCTGAACAGAATTTACCTGAACAAGAAGTAGAACTTTACGATGCAGTTATGGGCAAAGGAGATCCATTAGCTGCCTACTTCGCAGTACAAGCTTTAGCCTTAAGATATCAGGATGCCTCTGGTAGAGATGGTGAAATCATTACAGGCAAACCAGCTAAATCTTCAAGTGAAGTATTCAATAGTCAGGCTGAATTGATTAGAGCTATTGAAGATGATAGGTACACAGAAGACCCAGCATATAGAGAACAAGTAACAAGAAAACTCGAACGATCCAAACTAGATTTTTAACTATGGCAAAAGGAAGCTCAAGCGTTGAATCCGCTTTTAATGAAGGATGTGGAATTAAAAAATCCCAAAAGAAAAAACCGCCTTATCCCGGCAAGAATCCACAGAAAGGGGTAGGTAAAGAATACAAGCCTTAATAGAAATGACGAGGCGACCTGAACTTTCATCATCGCCTCACGTCTTTTTATTTATACAGTAATGACCGATAACATATACGCGAACGAAACAAAAGCAAGAGTCGCAGAATCTGAATTTTATTTTGAAACAGCAGAGAGAACAAATGGACAACTAGCCATGATTGGCTTCGTTGCAGCTCTCGGCGCATACATAACAACTGGACAATTAATACCCGGTATTTTCTAAATGACAGCAACTACTTTACAAAAGCAAAGCAACTGGCAAGCATTTTGTGAGTGGGTAACTAGCACTAACAATCGAATATATCTCGGTTGGTTTGGTGTATTAATGATACCTTGCCTACTTGCGGCAACAACATGTTTTATTATTGCATTTATTGCAGCCCCTCCAGTTGATATAGACGGAATCAGAGAGCCAGTCAGCGGCTCATTACTTTATGGAAACAACATCATCTCAGGAGCCATTGTCCCAAGCTCTAACGCAATCGGCTTACATTTCTACCCTATCTGGGAAGCGGGGAATCTCGATGAGTGGCTCTACAATGGTGGACCTTATCAACTCATCGTCTTCCATTTCCTTATCGGTATCGTCTCTTACATGGGGAGACAGTGGGAGCTTAGTTACAGATTAGGGATGAGACCGTGGATATCAGTAGCCTATTCAGCCCCAGTATCAGCAGCCTTTGCTGTGTTCCTTGTTTACCCATTCGGTCAAGGGAGTTTTAGTGATGGTATGCCTCTTGGTATTTCAGGGACTTTCAATTTTATGTTTGTCTTTCAGGCAGAACATAATATTCTTATGCATCCTTTCCACATGCTCGGCGTTGCAGGGGTATTCGGTGGAGCTTTATTCGCTGCTATGCATGGAAGTCTTGTTACTTCCTCACTCGTTAGGGAAACGACTGGACTCGTATCGCAGAACTATGGCTACAAGTTTGGACAAGAGGGTGAAACCTATAACATCGTTGCAGCTCATGGCTACTTCGGAAGATTAATTTTCCAATATGCAAGCTTTAATAATTCTAGGTCTTTACATTTCTTCCTTGCAGCTTGGCCTGTCACTTGCATATGGCTTACCGCTATGGGAGTTTCCACTATGGCATTTAATCTTAACGGATTCAACTTTAATCAATCCGTGGTTGATGTTAGTGGCAAAACTATCCCTACTTGGGCTGATGTCGTCAACAGGGCAGACCTTGGTTTCGAGGTTATGCATGAAAGGAATGCACACAATTTCCCACTCGACTTAGCAGCAGCAAAAGATACAATAACAATCTCATAACAACACGTCCGTTCATCCTATGGGACGCATGACGACTTAGACATGGAACGGGGTCTAGGTAATTTTTTTGAAGTTATGAGATCAATTGAATTGCAAGCTCGCTTAAAAGAGAGAGAGGATTATATTAAAGAATTAAAATTAAAATATAGAGGAGTTACATACAAAAGATATGTCACATCAAAATGATACAGCTAAAGCATCTATCACTCCAATGGCTCCAGAGCCAGAGAAGAAGGAAGATGATTTAGAGGAAGATATTGGAATAGAAGAAGCACTTACAACCCTGTAAGTACTGGCAGAGAGACACCTCAGAGTCGGATCTCTCTGCTCTTGGCTATTAGCCCTCTACGGAGGATACCTATTAGCCGTCTAGACGGTGGGATAGACCACAAAAAAATTGCAAAAAATTTCAGGCTGAAGTTCGTAAATATCAAATTTAATTTTAGAAAATGGCACAACAGTCAACAGCACATCAGGCATCGGTAACAGTACCGGGTGCTAATAATGGTGGCTCAGATAGACGAGCTTTACTGCTTAAGCTCTTTAGTGGAGAGATGTTCAAAGGATTCCAACACAATGCTATTGCAAGGGATCTGCTAATGAAGCGTACCCTTAAAAACGGGCGCAGTTTACAGTTCATCTACACAGGACGTACCGGGGCGGAATTTCATACGCCGGGGAATAGTATACTAGGAAACTCAGACGGCGCACCACCAGTAGCTGAAAAAACAATAACCGTAGATGAGTTACTTATCAGTTCAGCTTTTTTATATGAGCTAGATGAAACATTGGCTTAAGATAATGGGTCAATTAAAATTGGAAGAATTGCGGGAACCCTGTCAAATGGCAATCCGCAGCCGAGCCTCTTACGCTTAAGAGGAAGGTTCAGAGACTAGGTGGTATAGGTAGCGTCCTATGTAATACACCAATAGCATCCAACACCAAAAGGTGAAGAGATAGTCCAAACCCATTGGAAACACTGGGGTTTAGCATTATGATCTTAGATCAGAAATAAGTCGCAAAATCGGTTATGCCTTAGCCGAAAAATACGATCGCCTAGCATTTAGAGCCGTTACACGCGGAGCTAGAGCAGCATCACCAATCACAAAGACTAACTTTGTAGAACCCGGTGGTACTCAGATTCGTGTTGGTTCAACTACTAATGAGTCAGACGCATATAATGCAACTGCTTTAGTATCAAGCTTCTATGATGCAGCCGCTGCACTAGATGAAAAGGGGGTCAGTTCTGACGGCAGAGTAGCCGTTTTGAATAGTCGCCAATATTATGAACTCATCCAACAAACAGGTGAGAATGGTCTAGTTAACAGAGATGCACAAGGTACATCTAGACAAAAAGGAAACGGCGTTGTCGAAATAGCCGGAATCAAAATTTTTAAATCCATGAATATCCCATTCTTGGGTAAGTATGGTACTAAGTACGGTGGAACATCTGGCGTTACTGATCCCGGTAACACAGGTTCATTCGTCAGCGTGACTCCAGAAGATGCTTCTGGCGCACAAACTGGCATCAAGAATGACTACGGTACTAACACAGAACTTGGATCTAAGAGCTGTGGTCTTATCTTCCAGCGTGAAGCTGCAGGTATTTTAGAGGCCATTGGACCCAGCGTCCAAGTAACAAAAGGTGATGTAAGTGTCATCTACCAAGGCGATGTAATATTAGGTCGTCTCAGTATGGGTTGCGATTATGTAAATCCAGCCGCTGCTGTAGAACTATATGTTGGTGCAACAGCTCCATCTGCGTTCTAAAAACACATGTTCACGGGAGTCTTTATGGCTCCCTTTTTTTATAAATAATTATGGCTTTTCCTACCACTAACGCTGCACAAGAATTACCCGCTATAAATCAAATACTGATGGCTTGTGGTCAGGCTCCTGTCACCACTTTAGATGAAACCAACCCGGACGTTGCGATTGCTTATCAAACTCTACTAGAAGTATCTAGAGAGGTACAAAGTGAAGGCTGGACTTTTAATAAAGAGCCTCATTATGAAATGACACCTGATACAAACTATGAGGTTGCCATTCCTAATAATGTTTTACAAATAGACTTACACCAGAACTCCGCTAATGCTGGTAAGAATGCAATAAGAAGAAGCGGAAAATTATACGATAAAGAAAACCATACTTTTGAATGGAAGGATGGTGCAATTGATGTTGATATTGTTTGGTTATTTGATTGGGTAGATCTACCAAGACCAGTACAAGACTACATAACAGCTAGAGCCGCCACAATTACCTCTAGCCGGATTGTAGGAGATAGTACACAGTACGAAATGCTTCAGCAAAAAGAAGCATATATGAGAGCTATGGCTATGGAGTATGAATGTAATCAAGGTGATTACTCATACTTTGGCAAGCCATCAGGCTCCTCACCCTTAGTTAGTTATGAACCTTACAAAGCACTAATGAGATAATGGCAGCAGTCACACAACGAATACCCAATTATTTAAGTGGTGTTTCTAAACAACCCGATACAAAGAAGCTTCCCGGTCAAGTAAAAGAATGCCTAAATGGGTTCCCTGACTTCACGACTGGTTTAACAAAAAGACCCGGTTTTAAATTTCTATCAGTTTTAAAAAATTCAAGTAATACAGCATACAGCGGAACCCAGTTAGATGGAGCCAAGTGGTTCTACATCAACAGGGGAGATGGTGATAAATATATAGGATGTATAACACCTAAAGTATCTAACACTAACGGTACTATTCATATATGGAATGCTGATACAGGCGCAGCTTGTACAGTTACAGATACTACAACTAGCAGCGCATTAGGAGCACATACTTACTTAACAGGCGTTAAGACAAATTATGATGTTTTGACAGTACATGACAGTACTCTGATTACTAACAATACAGTTACTGTTACTGCACAAGCTTCACCTACATTTGTTGCACAAACAAGAGGAACTGTTTTACTAATTGGTACAGCAGCTTCAATGGCTAGTGAGACTTTCACAGTTACCGTTGCTGGTCAAACTGCAACATATCAATCACAAGCTAACGATGGGTACGATGAAGTCTTAGCTGGATTGAAATCAGCTATTGAGGGTTTAGGTGTTAGTGGAATAACTGTTACTAAATTTGGAACTTCATTACAACTTGACCGCGTAGTAAGCGGTACTAGAACTACTTTCACTCTTACTGCTAAAGGTGGTAAAGATAATCAAGGAGTCGTAGTTTTCCAAGATTGGGCAGAAAATGTCTCAAACTTACCTACCCATTCATTTCATAACCATGTAGTAGAGATTATAAATAGCCGTAATACAGGCGAAGATAATTACTATGCAAAGTTTGTTGCTAATAACGGTGTTAATGATTTTGGGTATTGGCAAGAAACAATCGGACCAAGTGCATCTCCCGGCTTAACAAATTCAACAATGCCTCATGTGTTGCTTTGCACTGGTACAAACAATTTTACATTTGGACCAAAAAGTTACACAGAGAGGAACGTAGGTGATGACCTTACAAATAGTCATCCTAGTTTTGTAGGTAAAACTATACAACAGGCATTCTTCCATTCCAACAGATTAGGTTTTCTAACTGAGGATAATGTCAGCATGAGTAGAGCGTCTGATCCGTTTAATTTTTACCATGCATCAGCCAGAGTCATTACAGATGGAGATCCTGTAGATATTGCAGCAACTTCCATTAGACCCGCTGTATTACATGCAGTCATACCTACAACACAAGGTTTAGTTTTATTCAGTCGTAGTCAACAGTTTTTAATGTATTCAGATGCTGGACCATTAACACCTACAGCTACAAAAATAAGACCAATCTCAAACATGGAAATGGATGAGAATGTAGATCCTATTGATGTTGGTACTAATATGAATTTTATTAGTAAAACTCCAAACTACACAAGAGTATTTTCATTCCAAACCAGAGGATTACAAGAAAACCCTTCGATACTTGATATAGGAAGAGTAGTTAACGAGTGGATCACTATTGATGTAGATACTTTAATTGCAAGTGTGCAGAATGATTTCCTTGCTATGTCAAGTCAGAGTAGTGATGAGATCTATTTTTATAAGACTTATTCAAATGGTGAAGAGCTGTTAATGGAGTCTTGGTTTAAATGGAAATTAACTGGTTTAGTCCAAACAATTGCTGTAGATCAGGATGATATGTACAGCATCACTAAGCAGGGTAATCAATACACGCTATCAGTAGCCAACTTGACTCAAAGCCCAGAGGTCGCAATTATCACTAATGCTGATGGTCAAAAAATTAACCCATGTATAGATCTTTATTGTGCTGCTACTAATGGACTGTCAGGAGGGAGTGAAAAGAAGGTAATTTATGATGCTGCAAATGACAGGTCTAAGTGTTACATCCCTTTTGCAAATTTAAACACACGAAAACCAGTCGTTATAGTTTCAGGAACTACAGCCGCTGGAGCTTTTAATAATTCAGGTTTTACAATTACACCAGAAACAGGCTCAGATAGTGATGGTACTTTCTTTATAGTACCCGGTGAAGATCTAAGCTCGATAGCAAGTAATGTCTATGTTGGATATGCTTATGATCTAGATATAACCCTACCTCAAGTTTACTACAACTTATCTGAAGAAAATCAAGTATCAGATTTCACTGCTAATTTAACGGTTGCAAGAATGAAATTTGATATAGGACTTTCAGGAGTAATGGGTTTTAAATTAAAAACTACAGGTAGACTTGCAGCTAGTAAAGAATATACAGGAGATGGCTCTAGAACTAATTTTAATTGGATCGTAAGTGAAATAGATTATATAGATCGTAATCAATTAAAGGTAAAGGTTAATAATGTTCTAAAAACTGTCGGAACAGATTACTCCTTTGTAAGTGATAAAGAAATTGCTTTTGGTACAGCTCCTTTACTTGGAGATAAAATTCTTGTCTATATAGAAGAGTGGTATCAACTACAACCAATCACACAAGCTAACACATATCTAGCTGATGATGTACCACTTGATGATTCAACAGTATTTACAATACCAATCCACCAAAGAAATAAAAACTTTACTCTAAGAGTCTTTACTGACTCACCATTTCCCGTCTCTCTTAACTCGATGATGTGGGAAGGACATTATTCACCGAGATTTTATAAGAGGACTTAATTATGCCAGCATGGTTAGCCCCCGCATTAATAGGGGCAGCGGTAGGCTTTGGTAGCAGTGCTATACAAAGAGGAGAAGCAAAAAGTGCTAAACGTGATGAAGATAGATATCTTGATGAGCTATTAGCCAGCAATCAAGCTGGCTGGAATATGAACAAAAGCTTGACGATTGCCAAGCGTGATGAAAGTATTCGAGCTATCAAGCTAAGAGAATCTAACGAAAAGAAGTTTGCAGCGTTTAAAGATGCTAATAACCAACAAGCATACAAACAGTCAGTTGCTATTTATGAATATCAAAATAGACAAGCTGCTAGACAATATGAAAAATCAGAAGATCTATACAGGGATTCATTATCACTCAATGCTAGAGCTGCTGAAAATGCTAAAGAGCAAGAAATCAATCAATTAATGGAAGAGCGACAGAAGTTTGCTTTTGAAAATGAAGATAATATTTTAGAGGATTTGATGGCAGCCGGAACACTTGCAGCAACTGGACTACAGGGACGCAGTGCAAAGAAAGCGGCACAAGCTCAAATGGCATCGTTAGGCAGAAATACAGCCATAATGACTGAATCTCTAATCAGTGCTGATAGAAATACAAGAAGCAATTTAAAAGATATAAGCCGTAAATTAGATGAAGCAAATACTTTAGCGGAAGCTCGAAGGATGCTTAAACCTGAAAAAGGTCCAGCTCCATTAGCTCCACTATCTCAACCTATAAATGATTATCAACTACCTAGAGAATTACAAGACTTTGATTTTGGTGTAACTCCAATTCGAGGTATGTCTACTATTCAAGTTCCTTCATGGGGAAGTGTATTTGCAAATGCTGCTACATCAGCAGTTTCAATGGGAATGAATCATTATTCAGGAACTCCAAAAACAACATACGATTACGGAAATCGATAGATGGCAAAAGCAAAATTCCAAGGGTACGCCCGTGGTAAAGGTTTTCAGCAGAGTGACCCCGGCTATGTCGGCTTGCAAAGAATGCAAGAAAGAGATGATCGTGTCATACGAGACTTAAAAGATAATCTTAAAGACTTAGAAAATCGGAATCGTCAAGCTGAAAACGATATGCGCGACTCACAGCGCAACCAAGAACAAAATATGAAAGACATCTTTATTGAAGAGGATGTCTATAGAAATCAAAAACAAGCTTTAGATCAAAACATATCTACCCTTCGACAAAACAAACAAGCCGCTATAAGTAGAGCTAAAGCTAAAGGCGATGAAATGGAAACTCTGGCTAAATTTAGTCAGACATTAGCTACAGGTTTACTCCAAAAAAGAGAAAAAGATATAGCTGCTACTGTCGATGATGCTTACCATAAACAATTAATTTATGGACCCACACCAATCGAAAGAGAGCAACAAGGAACAGCCGAAGAACTACTTAAACAGTACGGACATCAGATTCAAACTACTGCTGATATAGCTGCCAGAAACGGGGCTTTACCTAGAAGTGTTGAACAGATAAGAACATTTGACCAAGCTACAGACTACGGAAGATTAAAAGCTGTATCTAAGATGGCTGGTGAAGAGTTTTTACCACATGCCCAACAAGAATTAAGTAGGTTAGGTATTACAGATCCAGAGGGTGCAGCGGTAGCTTTAAAAGTTATTCATCTTGATTATTTAAGAGAAAGAAATCTATATGGATTAAGTTCTGACTTTCTTATGGAAGCTCACGACGATATGAGAAAAGCTAGAAATATAATCTTAGGCGGTCTTGTAGATAAGGAAGTAGAAGCAAAAGGCAAGGCAAGAGTAACTCAGGCAAGAACGGCTTATGAAGGAAATAAAAACGAAGATAATTGGAATAATTTTTGGCGCATGAAGAGTACAGCAAAGGGAGAAAACACTCACACCGCTACTAACTTTATGTTGATGGAAGTTATGACCGACCCCATACTTACACCAAATTTAGAAGAGGTAAAAAACTATCGCATAAGGTATAACGACGGAACATTTGATAAACAAACTTGGGGTGAAAGGTATGCAAATAGAATGCCAGAAATTATAAGAGAAAGAGAAAAAAAAGAAATAGCAATTAGCAACAAACAGAAAGATTTAGAAAAAGTAGAACAATTTAAAGTTGAAACACTTACTAAAGAATGGATAGATAAAGAATGGGATCAAAACTCAGAAACTTTAAAAGCTCGAGAAAATGAGCTTGAGATGATGGGTTATAACACAGACTTTTTAAAATATGCCTACGCTAGAAGTATTCAGGCACAAGACGAAGAAAGAATAAAAGCAGAATTAGATGAAATCTCTCGGGCTGGTGCTCTAGGTTTAAATGATAAAGATTTAGTTTTACGTCTATCTGATAAACAAGATAAAGACTATTACATGGATCTTATAAATCAAAACGAAAAACTTAGGGAAGCCACTGGTAGATCAGATAAACAAGTTTCACAAGGATTTTTAAATTTACTTAAAACATCACTAGAACAAGAGCAAGTATTAGGTACAGATTTTGCTTTTACTTTACAACCAGCTTTAGCAGAAGCTAACAAGCAATTTGCTGAAAGACGTTTTAATAATTTACGTTATAGAGGAATGAATGCTTCTGAGGCAACTATTGAAGCACATCAATATGTACAAGAAAAAATTTTATCAAAAGAACAAGAATTTGCTGTTGTAAATGGTAAAAGAGATCCGTCTATAAAAGAGAATAGCCCTTTAAAAAAAGCAATATTCTTTAAAAACTACGTTTCTCCTGAAATGTATGTTAGGGGTTATACTTCAAACACCTCCGATCATGTTAGATACCAGCAAAATATAAAAGAAATAAATAAAAACCCAAAACTTATATCCGAAAAACTTTACTACCCAGAGGACAGATTAAGAGCACAAGTTGAAGCGTATAGTCAAGGTAAATCAATAGAGATACCTCAGATTTATTATGACATTTCTAGACAGCTAAGAATATCACCACTAGAAGTTTTTAAAAAACAAATAAAAGCTTTAGATCCAAACATTAAATTTACTAATGAAAGTGAAGATTTTAGAGACAAATGGAGAAAAGATACTAATGATCCTCAAGGCTTAGAGCTAATCAAAAAAATAGATAGCCTTGATGGTGCATTAAGGGCTTATGAAGTCATCTACAACGATGGTGCTAATAATCCTCGTTTTATGTCTCCAAGAACTCAACGTCTAATAATACCAAGTGAGCCTACAAAAGATATTGAGAACGTACCAGACGTTTTAAAATCACTTATACAAGATTCTAAAGGTGCTGTAACAAGTAAAAATATTCAATTTAAAGCAAAAGAAGGTGATCGTTTTCTTATACCGTCTGATGATAATTCTAGAAACTGGTTAATTGAAAATGGTAGAGATTACGGTTGGGTGTTTGACATAGATACAGGAAACTTTAACTTCATGGAGTTCTAATGGAAGAAGAATATCAATTACAAAGAGAACAAGAAACACAGCGTTTACTTGAAGAAGCCGAAGCGGCTAAACAACTTGAATTAAGCAGGGGTAGTAGAGACCCAATAGAAGAACAGCAAATTGAAGCAAGAGCACAACAAGAAAACAACGCTCCAATAAAAACTCCAGAGGCTATTAATCCTGAGATTATTTCTCAACCTCAAAGCGTACCTGAACAGGAAGAGAAATCAGCATTTAACAAAAGTGTTTTTGCGACAACTCCTCTCGCTATACCATCAGCAGTAGGTTTAGGGGTATTAGATTTTGGTATTGATGTAGCTACTAAATTAACTGGACAAGAAAAATTAGACGATAAATGGGATCGAGTAACGAAGTTTGATAACCCTTGGGCGCAACGCCTTAGAAACTTTTCTTCTGTTGCAATACCTACCTTTATACCTGTAGTCGGTTGGGCCAAATGGGTTCAGGCTGCAAGACTCCCAGCTCTTACCAGTGCTATGGCACATATAGGTGGAGCTGCTGCTATTGATGCTGCTGTTATTGGCTTCAGTGATATGGGAGAGGAAGATAATACAGCTAGAGTTTTAGCTGATAGTTTCCCACAAACATTTGGCACACAAGGAACACTACCAATACCACAAGATTGGAAAGTTTTAGATAGCGATTCAGCCGCTGTAAGGCGACAAAAGAATATGCTTGAAAGTTCTGTCCTTAGTGGTGTAGCAGATATTTTAGGTTATGCAGTAGCTGGGGTTAAGCCTGCTCTACATTGGTTTGAACCAAAAGATATTAGAGCTAAAAACTTTAAGAAAGCAGTTGAGGCACAAAACGCCGATCCAGAGTCTATTAAATTTTTAGCTGAATTAATGGCTAAAAGAAAAACAGCTAAGAATTTAACCAAGCAAGACCGTAAAGTTTTAGATATACAAATATCTGGTCTAAAGAAACAGCTTAGAGAAAAAGGTGTTATTGAAGAGGTAACTTTACCCGCTGAAGCTTTTGTAAAACGCCAACAAGAGGCGAGGCTAAAGCAGATTGATGAATATGCACAGGCTAAATATGAGGAGGCAATTACTTCAGTACCGGGAAAACCAAGAGAATATGATCCTTGGATAAATGCAGGTTTAGCTAACAAAGCTGAAACTGCTGTAAATAGTGTTCCCCCTGCGGCGGCTGCTAGAAATGCTTTAGAAACGACTCTTATAAAAGAAGGTGTAGCGGTAGGTGATGCACCATCCACACTTACTACCAATATGTTGAAAAAAGGTATTGGTCTTAAGAAGTTACACAGAGAAATGGTGAGAGCTGTTACTGATGCTACTGAAGCGGCTGGAGAATATGTTGGAAAAGTAGGTATTCTCAGGCGTACAAAAGAGCAAATGGATGATGCCGCTTGGAAGATTTATTCAGATATAATTACACCGGGTACAGATTTAAGAAAGCTATTTGCTAACAAGTCTTTAATAGGAACTGGTGACGAGAAATATATTGATGTAATAACAGAGCCACAAGCTAGAGCTGCGGCTTTTGCTTTACGAGATTTAACTAGACTTTATTTAGGCAAAGAAGTTACAGAAACTTCAGCCAGAATGATGGATACATTGGGGCGTGAGATATCAAGCACTGCACAAGCTTCAATGGTGTATGGAGATCTAGTAGATAATCCACGCATTAAAGAAATGATCTTGGATAAGATGGAATTCTTATCAGCAGAGTATGGTTTAAATAAATACATCTCTGGATGGCAACTACAAAATAAGAAATGGTGGGAAAAACCTAATGCAACATTTGTAGGTAACACCCTTGAAGAACTAGATGCTGTTCGTGCAAAAAGAATAGAAGATTTTCAAAAGCTAAGAATTAATCTTGACTTACTTGAAGAGCAAGACCCATTCGCGATGAGACCTTTAATTGAAGCTTTTGCTTATAGCGATGGTGATGTCCTATCACTAGAAGCTTTAAGAAAATGGGCTTCAAATGAAATATCTCCTCTAGGTTTATTAAAGAGCCAAAGACCAGATAGAATGAATGTCTTTGCAAAAAGTGCATGGTCAGTAGTTTATAGCAACACACTTTCAGGACTATCAGGTTTAAGAGCTGCTGTTGGTAATGGTTCAGCTCTTATAATTAAACCAATGACAGGTATTTTAGGTCATGGTATTGAATCAGTTATTAAAGGAGATATAGAACCTTTACGACGTTCTCTTTATTACTACTCAGGTGTAGTTGAAACTACCCGTAGAGCTTTAGGCGATGCAGCTAAAAGAATGAAAATGGTTCATAACGATCCAGAATTTATGATGAAAGCTATTCGTGAAGATTTTAAAATAGAAGAGGATCAAACATGGCAAGTCTTGGAGGATATGAATGAAATATGGAAAAGAGACGGTAATTTAGGTAAGCAGTATCAGTATGGATGGGCCAGAGCCAATAAAGAAATATCTCAAATGAGATGGATGAGGATTGGTACTACCTTTATGTCAGGAGTAGACGCAGGGACTGAAACTTTTGTTGCAACTAATTTAGCAAGAGCAAAAGCCTATACAGATGTAATAGAAAAACAAGGTGGCTTCTCAATAGTAGGAGATACTTTAAACAAACAACTTAAACAAGCTGAATTAAATGTTTATTCAAGTTTAAGAGATAAAAACGGCTTAATTTCAGACGAGTTTGTTAAAAATCAATCAGGGGAAATAGCTCTTAATTTAGATGATAACGTAGCTAATTGGATCAACCAAGGAACAACAGCAGTACCAGCTTTAAAAAACTTCTTTATGTTTCCTAGAACTGGAGTTAACTTTTTCAAAATGAGTTTGTCATATACTCCACTTTCTCTAATCCCCGGACTTAATAAATATTCTAGAATACTTACAGCGGGTGCAGATGAAAGCAAAATAATTAAGGCACTTACAGATCATGGAATTACAGATCCTAAAAAGATGCCTAACTATATGCAGTACTACCAAAACCTAAAGAATGAATATAGAGGTAGATTAGCTCTATCAGGTATGACAGCTATAACCCTATATAACTATGCTATGGGGGGAAATCTTAGAGGTAATGGTCCTGTTAATGGTTCAGAGAGACAAAAGTTAAGAGATAAAGGTTGGAGACCAAAAACAATAAAGATTGGTGGTAATTGGGTTAACTACGATGGTATTCCAATGGTAGATACAATCCTAACTTTGGTTGGAGATTTAGCGTATTACCAGAACGATTTAGGTTCAGAATTGACTCACGACTTAATGGATAAATTAACTTGGTCAATTAGTGCAACCTATCTCAACAACACACCTTTATATGGATTAGAACCGTTTCAAGCTGCAATGGCTGGGGATGAATCTTCATGGAAGCGTATTACAGCAAACCTTGTAAGAGGAGCTATACCAATGTCAGGAGCATTGGGGGCTATAAGTAATGCAATAACAGCATCTCAAAAAGATATCCATAATGATTTAATTGGCTATATAACTAATAGAGTTCCTGTCGCTAATTTAAACTTACCTGAAAGAATTGATTACTGGACGGGTGCGCCTATAAATGATATCGATAATCCACTACTTAGAACCCTCAACGCTCTTAGCCCAGTAAAAGTATCTGGAGGTGAAGAACCTTGGAGAAAATGGTTAATGGATACTGGATATGATGGTATGGGTATTATTAAAACCACCTCTACTGGTAGACAAAAATTATCAGCTAATCACAGGGAGAAGCTTGCAAGATTTATAGGTGAGCAACAGCTCTGGAAAGAAGTAGAAAAAATGAGTAAAAATCCATATTTTAGAGAAGAAATGGAGCGTTTAAGAGAATTTAGACGTCGTGGTATGTCATACGAAGATATTCGAGTTGAGGCAAAGATGACTGAAACATATCAATTCCTCGACAAACTGCTTTTAAATGCTAAGAAGAATGCTGAAGCTCGTTTAATGAATGACCATCCAGATATTAAACGTAAGGTAGAGCAGCAATTAGTAGTAGATAGTTTAGTCAAGAGAAATAAGATTAAAGAGGCAGATAAATTCCTTAGATTCCACCGTCAATAATTATGTACTTATACAATGGCAGTTACAGAAAGAAATTTAACGAGTACGGGTGCAACCTCGTACACATTCCCATTTGAATATTTAAAGACCACTGACATTAAAATTAGTGTTAATGGCACAGACACAACTGAGTTCACAGTTCCTACAGCGACG